GTCGTGACTTTAATTTAACGAAGCTTTAGCTTCGTTAAATTAAATGTCAAACGACTAATAACCCGTCATACCTTATTTTTAAGGAAGCTCTCCGAGCTTCCTTAAAAATAAGTATAGACGGTAGATGTCGTCGAGTGCTCGCAGATCATTTGATACTGACAATATAACTCTTCGCAGTGTCTATGCGAAAGGTCTCTCTAATACTAATATACCCAGCACCCTTGCGCTTACGGCAGATGGACGTGGCGGAACTCGCTGGACCCATCCCAGCTCACTCGGTGTCTATTGCCTTAATTATATTTCAACAGACGTTTCTCTGATTTCATGGGATCTCTCCCAGAACAATATTATGTATCTGACGGGTGGTCAGGGTGCAGGTATACAGAGCAGTGTCAGAAAGACAGAGGCCATTGTCTATGCAAAGGCGTATCAGGCTTTTCATGATGTGAACAGCGGGAGCAATATGAGAGTTCTTGATGGGCCTCCTGGAGTCCTATATTCCACGATCAATCTGTCAACAACCAGTTGGCAGATTTATCCTACACTATGCACGACCCAGCAAATGATCTATCTCAATACAAATCCCACCAAATTCTTGATTAATTCTAATGTTCCTACCATAGATCCTTCCATTATTGAGGATCAATACGAGGAACTAAATATAGACAATGTGAATTCCACTATCCGATTCCTCGGTGTTCGCGATGTCCATCTATCTACGATTAATGGTGACCAGAAATCCGTCTTTTTCAGTATCAGCACATTTACAAGTGAAGGCTATTTAACTCTATCAGGAGAGGTTTCGTCCTTAACTGCAATGTCAACGTCAATGCCCTACCACTATCGTGATATGATTACATTAACACCGTCAAATTCTCTCTTCAGAACAGACGGCATACCAGCAGCTCTATCAACACCTTATAATGGCATTTTTACTCTCAAATATGCAGGGATTAACCCTCCCACCGATTCTAACTTTAACTTTACAAGCAGCATAGGATGGCCTTATAAGCCACGTGGCCTTTCAGGATCGAATGTAATTTCTACATTTATGTCAACTGTAGTGACAGATATTGAACGCGACTATACTGTTTCTGTTGTGGAAAGCGATTTGGGTGTCTATTCTGGAGATGCATTCATTAGTAGTTTGACATTCAATATGAGCCCCTATTCTACTATTATCAAGAGAAACGTGAATGCATCTATTGTTCTCAATTACACGCCCAGCTTCCTTTTAACGCCGAATAGCACAATCACAGGGCTATCGCAAAATGTGCTCTTTGGTTTCTCCACGTTCTTAAACTATGGTGATACAACAGTGCCTGGAACAACTGTGGAGGATCTATTTATAGCTCCTAGTCAATATCCTATTCAAAATCCATTACTCGGTAGACTCCAAATTAATATCCCTTCTACATTTGTTGCAACGAACTGGACATCAAATTACACTGTGAATCATTATTTTCCCAGCTGCATAGGGGGCTACTCGAACTCCGTTGCCAATTCGTGGCCTGCAACCTCTTATAACTATGTCCGCGCTGGTCTCTCCTCGGCTCAGATCACCTCTTATTCATCAAAATACAATACCGCCTATATGACAATTATTGGCGAATAGGCCATCCCTCCCTCTTTCCCAACTCTACAGCCCACGCCTCCAGCTTGCCCCCTACAACTGCAGTAGGACGATACGGCCACGGACTCATATACACAGCATTGGGATGCTTGTGTGCACGCGTCCACGCCAAATGCTTTTCACCTGCCGACATCATCCACCGTTTGAAATATCCCTGTCCTCTTGAATTCTCGGCATAATTGGCGCGAATCTCGGCAATCCGCCTCTCCTCTGCAGATAAAGACACAGGATAATCCTTTTCAAACTGCTCCGTTAGGTTAGTGAACCACTTCTTCAAGGCACTGGCACGCCAAACGGTCATCTGGAACACGAAAAGATACTCATCAAACTTCGGATCCAGTTCTTGCCAGTAGAGCCCATACTGCTCATCTGCTGGAGCAGGACCAGGGCACGGCATCCAACGGATACTCTGCACGTTACGATCCTTTTCTAGAATGGCAAAGGCCTGATCAATAATCTTATAATCAATGAAGCGCTCTAAGAGAAAATCCTCTTGTGCAGGGATCACGTAGTCGTAGCTAGGAAGACGACGAAGGGCTGCCTCTCGTGACTTGAGAAATCCAGATTCACTCGGTAGGAGTTCTAGAATCTTGACCCCTTCCCTCTTCATATCGTTAATCACATAGTGATTGGGCTCTTCCGTGGCAATCCAGAGATCCCAGTCGAGGCCAGGTGCATATCTATGTATTAACCCAATATGGAGGGGTAATAAATAGAAGTATTTAGGGGTCGTATTAATCAGATACGCAACCTTCATCTAGAGTCTAGGGTGGCTTTTCTTTAATTGATCACAAGCCAGGAAAAGGCCTGTGAGTCAGTGCCTGAACTCGTTACTGTAAATTGATTAGCACCAGTTATGTTAGCACGAAGAGTGTTAGCACCTGTGCCTGTAATAAAAATAAGAGAATGCTTCGTGGAAGAATTAGACGTGCATGCAGTTGTGTTAACAACTACAGATGTATTTGCATTGAACACTCCAGTTCCCACAGAAGCTGATCCCGCATTCACTGTTCCAGAAGTTGCCTGGTCATAGAACGGTGACACGTGGAGATATCTTGCCGTTAATGTGCCAGAGAGATCCACGTTGCCAGTTACATTCACGTTACCATCTACATTCACGTGGCCATCCAGAACATTCACGTCGCCACCCGTGCTCGTTACCGTGCCAGAGAGATCAATGTTACCATTAACATTCACGTTACCACCCAGCACAGTTACATCACCATACTTTGTGATGATGTCACCGTTCGTGTAGATCGGCATGCCGTTATCCTTCAGGTCGCCGACAGGGTCCACGCCGCGCTGCTGGAAATACGGCTTATCCGTGGAGTAGACCGTGAAGACCGCCGCATTCGGGTCGATGAAGCCCGTGAGGCCACTGACCGCGTCGTAGACGGAGACCATGGGCGTCTCGACGCCAGCATTGACATCAGGGAAGATCTTCTTGCCCGTCTCAGCAAGGAGACGGCCGACGGGGCAGTTGAGCGCCGTGGCACCCGCGACAACGGCGAGGGTGCCGACCGTCTGGAGCTGGGCATTCACGGAGACCGTGTAGCTGAAGAGCTGGGTGTTGAACGGGTTCACGGAGACATAGCTGCGGAGGGACACATCCTTGCGCTGACCGTAGGTGGAGGACATCCTATATTAATAGGTGAGACTTAAATCTGGCGCACCTTTCTTAAGGAGTATGTGGGGGAAACATCCCAAAACAGGAAAGCCCATCCGTATTCTACAGACTGAGACGTGTATCAGCCGTGATAGGAAGACAATTGCATGGGTTCCTGCTCAACAAATAGAAGAGGCAGCATGGGAGCGATGGGATGTTGGCTCTATTGGCCTTAAGAATCTGACAAAGAAGACAGATGTTCTGATTCTCTGCGATCCCGTCGAGCTGGCAGAGAATGTTGCATGGTTTCGGACAGGCCAGTGGCAGCCTTATTCTATGATTTTGACAAGCAAGGAGGTTCTTGATATACTAGGTGAGGAAGAACTCAAGGAACTCGGCATTGGGAATATGATTTGCTTGGAGGAGGTGCATGAGCTGTATCCTTTTGTTTGTGCTGGCCCTAGCCCTAGCACAAACGATGCTGGCCCTAGCCCTAGCACAAACGATGCTGGCCCTGGCCCTAGCACAAGCACAGGAGGAAAGTGGGACGGCACCGCAGAAGATGCGGCTCTTCTCGCCTCTCTTCTTCTTCGCAAGTATCGTGCTCTTGGCCTTACCTCAAACAATGGACGCAATATTAAGGTAGAGCCCCTCACTCCTCCTCCCCAACTCTGGATGATCACCCAGTTTTTCAAGGCCAAGAAGGCGGACCGCATGGCAGAAATTACAACGTGTCTGGCAAAGAATCTTCTCTGTCCCTACGTGGATAAGACGATTCTATTGACCGAAGAGGATATGACCTCTCATATCCCACCTGTGAGCCCTGAAAAGGTTCTTCAGGAAGTGGTCAAGAAGCGTCTCACGTATGCGATGGTTATCAAGTGGATAGCAGAGAAGGCACCTTCTGGAACAATCTGTGTGTTTGCAAATTCAGATATTTATCTGGATAACACCTGGTCAGCTGTCTGGTCCACGAAGCTAGAAGGTCGCTTCCTCTCTCTTCTCCGTTATGAGGCAGTCACTGGGGTTCCTGACGAGGAGCACCAGTTGTTCGGTCCTCGCCCTGACAGCCAGGATACGTGGGTTATTCTATCAGACAGTGTAAAGGCAAAGACATGGAAATACGAGGATCTGGACTTTCCGTTTGGCAAGGCCGGTTGCGACAATGCGATCAATATGGAGATGCTCCGCGCTGGCTTTCTTGTAACGAATCCAGCTCTCACTATCAAGACACACCATATTCACGTATCTCCTCTTCGCACTTATGACAAGACAGACATTGTGGACAAGAACATGTATTTCTATATTAAGCCGACGGGTCTTCATGACATGAATCCTCTATTCATGCCACCCCCTACTCATACTCTTCCAGTTGCCTCGTTCTCTCGTCCTGTTCGCGGTCCTATTCAGAACCATCTGCGCACCTTCTGCACGATGGTATCCAAGGCTGATGATCAAATCTTCACATATGGTTCAGACAATAAGTATACTGCGACGGAGCCTATAAAGATTTATGAAAATACTGGTGTTTTCCAGACAAATACAGGCCTCGCCTACACGTATGATAGCATCTACGTTGGAAAGTCCAAGGCGGCAGCAGATGCGTGGAACAAGTCGACTGTCAGTAAGCTCCGTCCCTCTCTACCAGTAGAAATTGGCCTCATCGCTCCTCTTCCTGACACGTTTATGAGAAACCCTCTCAACTTTATTCTCAGATACATTTCCAATATCCTGATTCTCAGAGAAAAGGCGGGAGGAAAGGGTGAGTTCTGGCTACCGCGCAGCAAGCCATTTATGGATGCGATCCAGATTTTTAATTGGGGGCAGAAGGAGGTGCCTGTAATTCCTCGTGATGAAGGTGTCCAGACCTATTGTGAAAAGGCCTATATCATGCTACCAACCGATAACAATCTGATTAGCAGAGAACAGATTACTCTTCTTCGCAGGCATTTGATCGTAAGAAAGGAAGGTGGTGCCTCGCATTGGCTATCAGAAAAAGAGAAGGAAAAGAGGACAGTTGTCTTTTTTGATGAGACTTACTGCAATCGCGAGTTTATTCGCAAGATCGAGGGCAATTACAATGTGGATGTAATATGGCCTGAGAATACCTCCATTGAGACTTTAGTGGCAAAGCTAAGTGGCGCCTACAGGCTCATCGCCGCATCCGCAAACATGGGTTGGTCGTGGATCCTTCCTACTGGTTCCACAGTGATTGAGATTCAGAATGAGATGATGCCGAATGCTGAGGGTCTCCACTTGGCCTGTGCATCGGAGCTTGTGCACCTCTTGATTCTCGCACCCAAGGGCCAGGTTACGGAGAATGTGCGCAACATTCTTGTGGAGCAGATTCTGACGCCTGTTCCTTCAGCGATAGATACAAATCTTCCTCTTTTAATCATCCCTAAGAAGCCTGTTAGCGATTTCTATTACCACAGCGGAGATAGCTTCAGAGAGATGGCAGTCATGTGGGCTGAAAAGGGGTATGTGCGGATCATCGAGGACTCGCATGCGCACCATGTCTGGCTTCACGGAATAGGCAATACGCTCTTATACGATCGGCCGACGTATAAGTGGCTTGAAAATGCTCCTCCAGAGGAACGGCGCTTTGTGAAGGCTCTCTTTGGTAATCCCGCACCTGTCCTAGGAGGAAAGGCGTGGAGTTTCTGGCCTCGCCGTCCTGCCTTGGTCGAGGAGCTGGCCCCCAAGGCCACGGCCACGTGGTCAGAGCGGTTGCAGCGTCTTGTTTTCTATGGACGAACTGAGAACGATACGCAGAGAAAGCACAGGCCTATCGAATGGTTAAATGCCTGCTCGGCATTCTCTATGCCCGATGGGCTTGCCAAATATCCTTATACGCAGCGTGAGTATCTGGAGAAGCTGGGGCAAGCCAAGTTTGGCCTCTGTCTTCCAGGATTCGGTCTCAAGTGTCATCGCGAGGTTGAGTGTATGGCGATGGGGTGTGTGCCGATCGTGAGCCCTGGTGTAGACATTAGTGGATACGCGAATCCGCCTGTAGAGGGTGTGCACTACTTCAAGGCTGAGACACCAGAGGATGCGCAGCGCCTTTCCGAGGAGACAGATGAGGCTACGTGGATCAAGATGTCTGAGGCGTGTAAGGCGTGGTGGCTCGCGAACAGCAGCTGCGATGGAATGTGGGCTCTGACACAGTCGCTTTTAAAATAAGTATAGACAGTAGATGGACGCCTTTTTAAGGGGATTTCTTGAACCAGATGCAGGTATAAAAAAACCTGCGGCTCCGCCTGCACCTGCTCCACCGGCACCTGTTAATAAAGATCCCTTTGCAAACCTAGTTGCCAATTTAGGCGTAAAAAATTCTCCTCTTCCCACATTACAAGTAAAAGATAGTTGGGATTCGGCTAAGGCATCTGAGTTTCTTATAACATCGGCTGACATGAGAGACTTGACAGGAAATGTAGAATTCGGCGTTTATGCAATGAGTAATCTTATAAAAAATAAGATTACACCATTATCAGAACTTGTTGATAGAAATTTTATTGTAGATGCGAGTAAATACCCCACAGTTTATATCACAAGTGATATTCATTCAGATGTAAGAAAGTTTATACAAATGCTCCAAGGGGCTGGGCTTCTAGACTTAGGAAGTCTAAATGATATTTACAAGCTTGATACTATCTATAATCCAGCCCTTTTTGATCAGATTGAATGGACAGGAGGGGCTGGAACACTTCTTGTTATTGTTGGAGACTTGGTCGATGGAAAGAGGATTAATAAAACACATATAAATGATCCAAAGGGCTCGTTTGAATTTTTATTGCACACACTTCTTTATAACTTGAAGATTAAAGCATTAAATGCGGGCTCTGATGTAAGGTTTACAATTGGAAATCATGACTTTGATACAATTATAGGAGATAAACAAGGATCTCTATATACTAGTTATGTAACAGATGAAGCAAAAATTTTTTTTAATAAAAATTATAACACTAGGCGAAATGCCCTTCTGCCTTTTTACAAGATATCCCCTTTTTATCTGCTTTCAATTGAACTTGGAGGTATAAGACAAGTGCTATGTGTTCACGGTGGATTACACAGTATAACCGAGAATTATTCAGGAAAACTAGATGTTATAGATTATACCGAGATCATTAGGAATCTTCAAGAAGAGGTATCAGGAACCTTCACACCAGGAGGCGCTGAAAACTTCTTTCCAGATAAAGCAACGACCCTCTTTCCAAATCCACAACTAAGAGAACAGCCTGGGCCTCTATGGAGCCGCTCCTACGCCCAGTCTATTTCTGATAAACACTGTGCTGAAATTGCGAAAACTGGCTATAAGTTAGTTGTAGTTGGCCATTGTCCAACAAATAGCGGATTTTCTCGCACGGAAGCAGTCATGTCAGGTGATAAAGTAGCATATGCGGAATGTGAACATTCATCTTATGCTCCAGTGGGAGATGGATGTGTCATTTTAGATTGTATTCATTCCAATAGAAAGCCTAAACTTGCATTTGTAGACGTTGCTTTATCTTATGGTTTTAGAAGTCAAGGTCAAATTGATGAGATGGGGAGTAGATCAAGATATCCTGATAGCAACGAGTTAAGAACAGTTGAGATACTTAAGCTGACAAATGTTAATACATCTGATTTTACTATTGAGAGAAAAAAGGTTGTAGTGGACGTTGCATCATTAACGCCAACAATGGCAGGCGGTCGATCCAGGTCTAAACGGACACAGCGTAGGTCTAACAAGAATGCAAGTAGGAAACGGCGGGTCCGTGGAACTCTTAGAAGTCTTCGGAAACGATCTCACAGTCGTCAACGCCGCTAGAGTGAGCTTCCATAAGATTGCAACTGTAATGGAGACAAAAGATGAGAAGCTCATCTCGTATCTGGCTAAGCATAACCACAACAGTCCCTTTTTCCACCCGCAGGCGCGTTTTCGTCTGAAGATGCCGATCTTTGTTGCGCGCGAGTGGTTTCGCCACACGGTCGGCTTTTCGCGCAATGAGGTGAGCCGCCGCTATGTAGATGATGAGCCCGAGTGCTGGGTTCCCACGGAGCTAAGGGCTCGTGACGCGAATAAGAAGCAGGGCTCCAAGGATGAGCTGATTCCCACAAATTCTGTGGTTGTCAAGCAGATCCAGAACTTCACCGATGGGGCAGTATCCTTCTACAACTTCCTTCTGAAGGAGGGGGTTGCGCCTGAGATTGCGCGGGCCGTTCTACCGCAGTCCATGTATACCGAGTTCATTGAGACGGCATCTCTGGCGGCCTATGCGCGTCTCTGTGGCCTGCGCCTCGATCCCCACGCACAAAAAGAAATTCGTGAGTTTGCAGGGGCAGTTGCGGAGCAGATGGAGAAGGCGTTTCCTGTTTCTTGGAAAGCTCTTACTCAGCATCTGAATCAGGAATAGAGGTGATAACTAGTTCCTTGACAGAGTCCCAGCGACCCACATATTTTCCAGTTGATGGCTCATAGAGCTTCTTCTTGCCTGAATCATAATAATATTGCTTGCCATTCAGTTCCTTCTTAATGACCTGAACGACATGCACTTCCTCGGGCTCAATGGGCTCCTCTTGAACGACGGCGACTGGCTGGGTTACCTCGGCCTTCTTAGCCTCTGGTTCCTTTTTAGCCTTTGGTACCCTCTTCTTCTTTTCTGTTGGCACTGTTGCAGGTGGCTCTGGTAAAGGCGCATTACTTAGCACTTCCATTGCAGTTCCCTGAACCGCTTTCTTAACTCTTCCCATATCTTCTGGAGATATCGTATTTCCAGCTTTAACCTTCTCATAGAACCACTGACTACCCCACATACGACTCTTCAGAGCACCAAAATCCTTAACAGCCTCATCAATGGTTCCCCACCAAATCGGGGGATGATTTCCAATATTCTTATCAGGCTTTGGTTTATTGCGCTTTTTAGCGCATTTACCACAGACTTTATCTCCCTGTATTGCCTTTCCTTCACACCGAAGAGGAAAGTGGATCTTGGGTCCATTAATGAAATGAAACATCTGATCATCTTTCACACGCCACGCAGCGCATTGTGTAGCCATTCTGGTAACCAACCTATTACCAGTCGCAACCGTCAAATTTGAAGGGTCAGCCTACCCCAACTCCAGTAGGAAAAATGACTAACCTTTTCACTATGGAGTCTATGCTTGGAACAGCTCTATTCTATCTCAGTTTTACACGGTTTATGAATGGACAGCCTCTTCTTGGATCTATCATTCTATTCTCTGCAGTTATCAACTACTTTGTAATGTATGTAAAGAGGATAGAGCGCCTTCGCCTTGACTCTACAGGAGTAGAGCTTGAGGAACTTCCTCAAGAGCAGGAAGAGGAGCAAGAGGAGGAGCAGGAGCAGGAGCAGGACCAAGAAGAGGAAGAGGATGTAGAGCCCCCTTCTGTAGAAGAGGGTGAGCTAGCAGATAATGAGACTGAGCCTATCAAGGAGGAGACCCCTACTCAACCTGAGACCGAGTTTATCGAGTGCTCCCAGTGTGGCACATTTATTGAGTCTGATCTTGCTGGAATGTGCAATGGCTGTATGAAGGCCGTCTATTGTGATGAGAACTGCCAGCGCACTCATTGGAAGAGTGGGCACAAGGAGGAGTGCAAGTCGATGCGGAAGCGCAAGCGTGAGCGTGAGATTATCTAATTAGTAGAGTGCTGACGCGCTGACGCGCTAAAGCGCTAATATAGCGCTAAAGCGCGAGCAGAAGGATCGGTCACACCAGGTGACCAGCGCGGCATCCAGAAGTGCGGTAGAATAGAAGACGCTGTCTTTCCAAAATTAGCTTCAAAATGAAAACGATAATAATACTGTTCAGCCGTGACAGGTGTCAAATTCGGATATGCATGAGGCGCCCTCTCCTCCCATCCATCAGGAACAATCGTCTCCGCGTAGTCCTTCACGACCTCAGACCAACTTTTTTCAGTTGCGCTCACGCCATCACTAAATGCCTCCTTTCTCCTCCACAGAACCTCGTGAGGTAGTGTAACACCATCGTCAAACGCGCGACGAAGAAGCCACTTTTCAGGCCTCTTTCCTAGAACAGGGCGCAGCCACTCCGTCGGTATAGACCGCGCAACGGCAACAAACTGCCGATCCAAGAAAGGGGTCCGAGGCTCAAGGCCGTGAGAGCTAATACAGCGGTCTGAGCGAAGCACATCAAACATGTGAATCTCCTCCAACAATCTGCTCACCTCCTCTTCATATGCCGAGTTATGCGGCGCCTTATTGAAATACAGATAAGAACCAAAGACCTCATCACTGCCATCACCATTAAAGACAACCTTACATTCTGACTGTATTTTTACCTCTCTCGCGACCAGCCAGTTTCCAACCGAAGCGCGCACGGTCGTCGTGTCAAAGGTCTCAATATCATGAATAACCTTTGGTATAGCGGTAAGGAAATCCTCCTGATCCATAACAATTTCATGGTGATCTGAGCCGATCCACTCTGCTACCTTCTTCGCATACACAAGATCCTGTGAGCCTTGCATCCCGATACTAAAGGTCTTGAGCTTGGGGGCACCTGCGGCTCTGAGTTCTTTTGCAACAAGAGATGCAATCAGACTGCTATCCACGCCACCACTAAGTAGAGCCGCAACCGGTCTCTCCATCATCATGCGCTTCTTCACAGCATCTTCTAGGGCATAGCGAAGAGCCTGGCACGCCACCTCCAGCCCCTTGAAGAGAGGATTCTTCAGAACATGAATCGGATGAAACCGATATGTATACTGAAGAGCAAGTGTCTTCATAGAATAGACCTGGCACGTGCCAGGTATAAAGTGAGCATGTGACTGCGAAAGAGGATACATTGATTTCATCTCGCTCGCAAATAATAGAGTCGAAGCATACACCTGATTTCCCGCAGTTACTGAAAAGCGGTGACCGATGAAGAGGGGTCGCACACCATACGGATCACGACCCACAATCACCTTTTTCTCTAGAGTGTCCACAATCACAATCGCAAAGACGCCATCCAGAAGTCTGAAGAAGGCCTCGGGTCCAGCGCCCTCATCAATTACGATCTTCTGATAGAGGGGTCCCAGCACCTCGCAGTCACTTCCAGATAATGATACAATTCCATACGTCTGGGCCAGCGCCTTCCAGTTATAGATCTCACCATTGCACATCCACCAGAGACGCCCATTTGTCATGGGCTGCATCCCCTCTCTATTCAATCCATTGATCGCCAGACGAGTAAATCCAAGAATACATCCACTCAGATCTACACGAGAAGTTTGTTCAGGTCCTCTGGCCACTAGTTGTTTTATACAGCGGTCTGGGTTATCGATCGCTTCGTTCGTGGCACCTATACAGGCCCAGATACCACACATCTAGTAGATATTCAAGCTGCCAGTTTAAGCGGATACTAAATAGATAGGTAGAATGGAAAAGACAAAATTCGACCGTGTGAAGGAGACAGTGCATCTTCTCAAGCAGCTCCAGGCCAATGGCATCTCAGAGACGAATGGTGCCTATATGGATACGAAGGAGGCACTTGATGCGTGGATTAAAACGGGCGAAGCTGCTGACCATGTCATTCAGTTTCGCACATATGGGCGTGTAGGCCACTTAACTCTGCCTAAGACAGCGGATAGGGCGGCAGAGATGGTGTTGAAGGTAACGTCGTGACTTTATTTTAACGAAGCTTCAGCTTCGTTAAAATAAATGTCCAACGACTAATTTAGTGATAGAACTAATAAATAAGGAAGCTTAAGAGCTTCCTTATTTATTAGTTATCACGTTATCTAAATCTTCTTGAATACCTCGTCAAACGGGTGGAGCTTCCACGCCCCATACAGATAATTATTCGGCAAATGATAAATCTTACATCCTGGATTTAGACCTTCGCCAACTAGAGGGATAACCGTGTAAGTATACCAAGGTGTATAAAGTCCATGAAGACCAATGGCCGCTCTCTCACGAGTTCCATATCCATTAATTAAAGCAGGATTGTAGACTCCGCTATAAATAAAGCGACTAAATTCATTTGCATCATAAATCCAGAAAGCGCAATACGGATTTACATCATTAATAGCATATATTTTTCCATTTATTGTAACTGTTCTTGATAACTTTTGATCAATAGTGCCGTCGGGCGAAGTTGCAATATCAGTTGTATAGTGATTACCCATAGGATCAACCTCAATGCGTAAGAATCCCAAATTATAGTTCTCTGCCATAACAGTATTCTTGTGTTCAAGCCAATAGATTAGAGCTTCCCTTGGAACCAGGATATCATCTTCTACATACATAAAAATATCATAATGATTCTTCTGTGATTCCATGATAGGTCTACATAACCAGGGAAGAAGAAATGGATCCATTCCTTTTAGATCATGAATATAGACAAGTATAGTAACATTCGAAGGTGAATGGAGTCTATCATCTGGAATTGACTTATTTGTATGAATAAAAAGATCAACTTTGTATGGATATCTTGCAGCCTCTTCAATCAAGCGGTTGAGATACTTAAATCTGGTTTCATCATAAAAGAAGGTTATATGTTTACTTATCTTCATCTACTTTACGTGATAACCTTTACAGACGCCTTTCCAACGCGCTTATTGGGCTCTACATACTCCAACCCAAGGAAGTTGAAGATATCCTTTTCAGTGCGCATAGGTGGAGGCGGAGCCGCTGTTCCCGTAGGCACCATGCCGTGCTCATTCATGGTGTAGCCCTTCTCTAGAGCATAGCTGCGAAAGGCCACATTGAAGAGATCGGAACCCGTGAAATAGAGAATCGCATACGGGAACTCGGCCGCAGGAATCATCAGAAGATCGAGGCGGCGTGCCTTTCCCCCTTCGAGCTGACAGATACAGAGACACTTGGTGATACCAAAGGCCAGCACGCCCTTGATATATCCAAGCCTCTGAAGATTCGCAACCGCATTCTTAAAGAGCGTATTCCTCTCGGCCCCCGTCATGGAATCAGGAAGTGTCATGAGAACATCAATATCCCCAGAGCTCTCGGCCCCGCGCCTATAGCTCCCCACGACGGCCATTGTAAAGGCGGAGTCCAGTTCCTCCTGCAGATAAGCCTCGTGCGTCCTCATCTCCTCTCGTGGAATGCGCTCCAGAAAGTCATGATAATAGGTGACACCGAGCTTCTGGGCAGGAGTCAAGGGCTCTAGAGCAAGCTTCTCAAGAGTAGTAACCCCCTTTTCAATGAGGGCCTTTGCCTTTGAGGGTCCAATTCCATAGACATTCAAGAGGAGTTCATAGGCGCCAAAAGCTGGATCGGCCTTCGCCCTCTCTGCAGCCGCAAGCGATCCAGTCTCCACGATCTCATCAATCTTCTTAAGAATCTTAGTACCGAGGCCTGGTAAGTGTTGAACATCCTTCGATGACGCGATCTCGCCAGGGAACGCCGTCAACTGTTGAATAGCCTTCTGGTAGGCTACCGCTTGAAAGTGCCTTTTCTCTGCAAAGTCCATCTTCCGAAGAGTGTCCAGTGCTGTGATGATCGTCTGCTTCATTTTGTATGGGAATACGGATACGGAGGCCTGAGTTCAATTTTTCGGTGTAAAAAAGAGAGGGCAGGATACGGACCTCATAAGAAGTAAATACACCATCTTTTTCAGTTATGCATCGAATTACTAGATTGCCTTCAAGGGGTCTTGGGCTTCGCCAAGCAAAGATCTCTTGAAATGTATTTGCTAAAAAAAGGGTCTTACCCTTTTCAACGAGGAGGAAATACTCACTCATCTAAAAGTGGCGTAGGTTAGAAGGAAGATGGAGAGTGCGCGATCCGCAGTCACAAATGAAGGAGCCCTTTTTGAACTGTTAACAAGGGGAAATAAGGATAAATACTTTTTTCACGACGACAATTCAGCTGTTTCTCCTTTTGATAATCGCTATAACCTTATACCCGCGCAAATTCACGAACGTCGTAGAATTCCTCCTCTGAATGGTGCAGACTTTGGCCGCACATGCGAGTTTGAGTTTGAAGTGGCAGGTGAGATCTTTACTGATCCTACTCTGCTTATTGACCTTCCCACCTGGCTTCCTTCTAGTGTGCAAGCCTCCAAAGTTACAGATCTTTCGGGTGTATCCTATGGATATACAAATGGGATTGCCTTTTTCCTCTTTAGCAAAATCCAGATTTATCTGGATCAGATTCTTCTCCAAGAATTTAGCGGTGATGCTCTCTACGCTGCGACGAGGGCGCGCGGCTCTCTGAACTCCGCATTTTTAGAGAATCTTCAGACGGCGGTGACATCTCCTACAGCGGCCACGATTAGACAAGCTGCCACACCAGGTAGGCTACGGCTCCGTCTTCCTCTTCTTGGCTGTCAGCATTCAGATGATGGGGGTGTTCCGAGTATCGCGGCCAGACAGCAGACCTTCAAGCTCCGTCTAACTCTGCGCAAACTGGAGGATCTTGTGGAGGCGAGTGATTCGAGGGCGAAGCCGACGCCTTGGGCTCTTAGCACCACCTTTACAGACGGAACGGCCCCTTTTCAGACCCTTATACGAACAGAAATAGGGCGGCCGACCATACAATTAGAGACACGTCACACCTATGTGGATCCAGATACTCGCGCAGCCTTAGCAAAGACTCCTCTAGAAATTCCCTATTCGCGCCTCTACGAGAATATCTTTACATTTGGTCCAGCCGACTATAGCCCTCTTCTTAGAGGAGCCATTGCCTCCGCAACGCGTCGTGTTGATGCGACCCATCCAGCGGGCCGTATTTTCTTCTGGTTTTTAAGCATGCAAGATATTCGTGCCAATAAATATTACAAGTATCTGACGGATACAGGTGCGGAGTATTATAATAATGTCTCTCTTCTAATCGCGGGGAGGGACCGTGAGACCCTTTCCCCCCCTTCCGTCTGGAATCGCCTCGAACATTTAGCCAAGGAAGAAAGAGATCCTGGAAAGGGGCTCGGCACAATGAACTGGGAACTTGGTGAACAGAGAGGAAAGAGGCCCCCTTTTGCTAGACAGCCCGAAGGGACAGTGAACTTTACGACGGCGGATCGGCCCACTTTCTATGTAGATTTAGCGGATATTCCTGTTGATCCTGTTACAGGGCAGAAGTCTACTGAGCTCCACGTGGTGGTTGATGCGTGGGCCATGGCTATCTTCGATGCGCAGCGCGGTGGCTTGAAATATGCGAATTAATTTTTATTCTAATAATAGATGGTCTATGATCTATGTATAATAGGGGGTGGCCAAAGTGGCTTGGTCACCCTAAAAACATTCTCAGAAAAAACAGATAATATAATACTTTTGGAAAAATGTAATGGTTGTGTGGGGCTCTTTGCAAATATAAAAGAGAATACTAAATTTAAATGGTCAACGTCAAGATATATGAGCGGATTTAGCGATTTTCCTATGCCAAAAGATGTTCCAGTATGGTTTACAATTAAAGATTACGTTAAATATTTAGAATCATATAAGGAGCATTTCAATTTAGATAAATATATACACTATAATTCGGCAGTAACAAAATGTCATCAAGATGAAAATGAAAACTGGATAGTCGAATATAATACTACAGTCTTAGTTTGTAAAAAACTTATTGTATGTAGCGGATTAAATCAAACAAAAAAATATCCTGATATAATTAAGAATTTTAGCGGAGAAATAATACACACAGATGATGTGTATAGAGAAATGGATAGGAATGATTGGAGTAACAAGTTTACAGGAAAGCGTATTCTATTGCTGGGTGGTGCGGAGTCTGCGTATGATATAGGTCATGTAGTTGTTCAATATGCAGATCAGTTATATTATGCAACAAAGAACTATACAGAATGGTTTACAAAAGGTGATGAAGAACCAGAAATCAAAGATAGAATTAAAAAGATAGATAATAAATGTTTAAATAATATTTATGGCGGTTTTGTAAATAATCCAACAGATACACAATTACATTATGTAGAATATGCTTTACCAGAACCCATATCGCAGTTTTGGCATGAACACGGTAGAAAAATGCTAAAAATGGATTGTGGAAAGTGTTCACACCAACATACTAAATTATGTAATATGACTGAAACACCTGATAATCTTTTCAAGAAATATGTTGTAAAAAGAACCGAATTTATGTTAGACATATATGAGAATAAGGTTGAACTTATTCAATATCCAGATAAAATAAATGGAACAACTGTTTACACTAAAGAAGAAACAATAGAAAATATAGATATAATTGTGTGCGCATCTGGATATAAGAAGGAGTTTCCATTCTTAGAAGATGCTGTATGGAAGGGCAAGTTAATTAAAAAGATGATACCTGTAAACTATAATAATATTGCCTTCATAGGATATGCTCGTCCTACAATGGGTTCTATCGCCGCAATTGCTGAAATGCAAGGATGGTGGATAGAAAAATATTTTAATGATCCATCATTTACCTATATAAATCGTAAATCTTTATTTAGAACATTAGATCCTCTTAATCTATCAAATGAGCACATTAATACAATTGTAATAGGCTGTTACTATTTGAAAGATTTGGCGAAAGATCTAGGTATTGAACCTAATATGTGGTATCTTTTTATAACAGATTCTGAATTATTCTTTAGGATTTATTCAGGGTCGTGCCACCCAATGATGTATAGAATTCATGGATATAGATCATATAATGGTTCAAGGAAGGTTCTGCTAGATACATATATTCCAAATCAGGAAAGAAGAAAATACGAATGGTTGTATTTTTTATTTCATAATTTGTTACACCTTGCATTTATACTCTTTCTATTCATTCTTGGATTTTTTCTATCTTATATGGTAAATAATAAGAAAACTCGACTCTATAATAGTTTCTTAATTTCTACTATATTAGTTATCATCTTTTATAGATTTTTTTAACGGTATCAGCTTAAATGTTCTACTACTAATTTAGGCAGATGCTCATCCGATTGCTTACCTACAATATTCGCGGCCTCCCCTGGTCCTCTACCGACATTAATGAAGTGGGGAGTTGGCTCATGTCCTCTTCAGGTGCTGACATTATTGCGCTTCAAGAAGTGTTCTCGCAGAAACATAGAACTATTCTTGAAGAGTATGCTACGAGTAAAGGATGGGTAGCTGTGTTCCCTGAGGATTCGTATCTTTTTGGCTCCATTCTACCCAGGATGGAATGTGGCAGTGGCCTCGCCTTTCTTCTCCATCCCAAGTTCTTACAACGAAAACCATCCTCTTTTCATCGGTATTATATGTCGCAGGGCGCCGATCGTTTCGTGACAAAGGGGTATTTCGTTGTGTATTTAGAACTGGATGGGCATGAATTTGAAGTGTTCAATACGCATCTTCAATCGGATATATCAGAATGTGCTTGTATTCGAATTAATTATCCAGCTGCGCGCCATCAACAAGAAAAGGAGCTCTATGAAGCGGCCCATAGTAGTCTTTTCCCACTTGTAATAGGTGATATGAATATGTGTATTTTTAAGAAGTTTGTTCGTCTAGATCTGGCGACACATATAACCTTCCCTCAAACGGAAGAACACTTGGATCACCTCTTATATCTTAGACGTGATACAGAGAGGCTCCAACTCAAATCAGCCATTTATTATCATTCTGTAAAGTTGTCTGATCATATTCCAGTGGAATACATTGTATGGTTTAAAAGAGATGCTATTAACACAAGTATATGATTATCCCTATTTCAAATAAAATACTCGATGAGTTTTCTTTGAAAAATCATCAATATTTACCATCACCTATCTATTACGATCTGAAGTCAGGCGAGCAAGAGTATAGGTTATACTCGTATCTGAGCACTTTTTTTACTAATGTAACAATCCTTGATATTGGAACTCTGAATGGCAGATCCGCGGTTGCATTGTCTCATAACGAGACAAACACTGTCCTCTCGTATGACATTGAGGATCATGTAAAGAATCCCAATCACAGCCTCTATTCTAAGAAGAATATCAGGTTTAATATCAAGAATGTTCTTGAAGATCTTAATGAGGAACTCATCAAGAAGACAAAAATCATTATGATTGATATTGATCATTATGGTTCTGTGGAACGGGAGATCTTGGATAAACTGAAGGAACTTAACTTCAGTGGCCTCATCCTCTTAGATGATATCACGAAGCACCCTGATCCCAAAATAAATCGCTGCATGAAGACTCTATGGGATTCAATCCAGGAGACAAAATATGATTTCACGCAGTATGGGCACTGGTCTGGAACTGGGGTCATTGTGATGAATGATACCATCACCTTTTCCTTTTGTTAATACCCAAAGAGGAGACCCGCACGGCCACCGAAGATACGTAGAACATTATAGGTCTCGGCCCAGACATATACGAGATAGCGAGGGACATCATTCGGATTAATTGAACCGCGATTCGGCTGAAGCTGGAGAGACAGTTCAATATTGAGAATCTTATCAAGATTCGCCTCTCCAGAGGGTAGAGAGGGCGGTGTAAGTCCATTCTGAAAGCCGAAGGGCATCACATAGAAATAGCGATTGACCCACGGGGCCTTTTTCATTTCAAGGCACGGAATAAAGGATCTGAACAGGCTGGGTGAGTCCGTCCAGAATCGTGTGAGAGAGCCCTCATAAGTAAGAGCCAAAGAGCTAATAGGTTCTGATTCTCTCGTGCAGAATCCAGGGCTATACTGACCAAGTCCATATGTATTGAGGCCAGACGCATCAGGCCACCAAGGTATAGAACCACCGCGACTCAGATCGCGTGTAGCCAGGAAAGGCGCATTGTATCGCGCAGCTTCCCAGCGTTGTAAATAGAAGAACAAGTTGCGCGTGGGATTCGGAATCTTGAGCTGAACTTGCGCCCTCGGCACACCGCGTGTATCATAAGGATCAAACGGATAGTGCTGGGGAATAGGGATCTGTATATCGGCGATGCGGAAGCGGTTCGCCTCAGGCTTATCAAGATAGACATACTCGGCCATAAGATACGTGTCACCGAGAGGGAGAAGGGCTGGCATAGAGACACCTTTTAAAGGAATCTGTTGTCCCTCGGCCCCCTCATAATAGAAGAGACTTCCTAGCAAAGGAACATAGGCATCTCCTCCCACACTCGCCGTTGGAAGTGTCGGTGTCTGTTGATGAGAGCTCACATAGACGGAGGCCAGTGGATTAAACTGGATCTTCAGAAGAACCTGATCCGCTTGAATGGCGTCAATGGGTAAATAAGCGCCTGCATCTCCGCAGGAGAACCAGAAGGGAAGAGGAGTTGTTGCTACTGTTACTTCTGAGGATCCGATTGAGCCTGGCTTGAATCCGTTATCGAGGCGCGGCAGAATTGCATTCATTAGAGTCACCTTTTCCATTGGAGTGTAGAATTCGTCGAGCACCTCTAAGAGTTGCCCATCTAGGCGCTCACATCTTGAACCACCTATAGTAATCTCTGCTTGACCTATGAGGGCATGGCCGAGAGAATTTGTCCAGCCGAAGGTGGGACCAAGAAACTTGACTCCTGATGCGTCCGCCGCTGCCTTTGCGCTCACCTGTGGGGTTGCGATATCGGGGAGAGTCGTGACGAGATAGAGGCGAGATAGGAGGTGTCCTTTTCTGGGAATTGTGAGACTACATGCGGTTCCTAGAGAGGGTTTGGTGTCAAAGTCGAGGCGAACAAATTGGGTCGTGAATCGGCCAGCGCGAATGAAGGCCTTTTGGAACATTTGGATCTGTGGCTCTCCTTTTCTTGATAAGAGTCGGCCATCTTGAATTCCACTGTTTAGGGAACGAAGTAGCGAGGCCACCATCTCTCTTCTAACGTGATAACTAATAAATAAGGAAGCTCTTAAGCTTCCTTATTTATTAGTTCTATCACTAAATTAGTCGTATGACATTAATTCTAAGAAAGTCACGACGTCACTTAGGTCTTTTGCTTAGACCATTGAAAAATTGATAAATCCCAGCAAGCAATAGGAATCAATAATGAACTGGTATGGCAAAGAGCATCTGAATCCGAAATATACCAATCAACTGATGAAGAAATGGGGTGCTCCTCCTGGAAATACAGCGGCGCGTTACTATGGTCTCTTTCCTGAGCTCTTTCCTAAGCATCTTCCTGATGATCATCATATCGTTAAATACGATGAGTCCAAGTATCCTACACACCGTGATTACAGTCAATTTAGATCAGCTCCGAGGCTCAAGAAATCTAGTCATATATATGAATGGGAGGACGGATATGGCCCTTGTAATGGCTGTGAAGAGTGTTTATCTGTGAAGAAACACAATGAGGAACGGTCTGCAAACTACTACAGGGATCTTGCGATCTGGCGCGAGACAGGGTCCTGGCCTAAGTAGTGCCTCCCTCTAAACATCAGATGAATGTGGCCAGGTTCCTGGATAAAGGAACTCTGGTTTGGACACTTACGACCTCAGGTTACAAATATCTCACGCTCAATCTGTATAGACATCTTGAAAAAGCAGGCTGCCCTTGGAAATTGGCTATTGTGTGCGCAGATCGTGATTCATATGTTTTTTTTCAAGGTCAGGGCATTTCTTGCCTTCTTTACCCAGTATCGAGTATCGCCCATCCTTCACTCCTTCTCTTTGGGTCAAAGTCTTTTGAGCAAATTAATCTTATCAAGCTTGAAGTTTTAAATGCATTTGCGAATACTCCAGAGATTCAGCGATGTATTTATATGGATGGTGATATTGTAGTGGCCAGAGACTTTGTGCCTGATATTCTTGGACGTTTGGAACAAACTCCTCTTTTATTCCAATGCGATGAGCAAACCACCTGCTCGAACCCGTGCACGAATTGCTGCACGGGTCTAATTGCATGGTCACAAGGTGCAGATCAAGGCATCTTCAAGATGGATAATAAGGCGCTTTGGCTAATCAAGCCTGAAGATCAGGTGTGGGTGAACCGAAAACTGGCGACTATCCCTTACGCAGCCCTTCCTCGTAATCTATATCCAAACGGCACATTTACATCGGCACCTCCTGAGGCCATGTTTCTGATCCACTACAATCACCTAGTTGGAACTACAAAGATTCTGAAGATGAAACGGAATGATCATTGGATCATCCCATATCTCTGAGTCTAAAGTAACGTCATTATATCATATAATGCTGAGCGCAACAAGCTTTTTCGGCGGACTGCTCTGCTTTATTTCTATGGCAGCAGACCCTCTTCTTTTCCTTTTACAGCAAATTGGTATTCGATATTTCATTATCCGCAATGATGAAGATAAGGTAAAGAGCGTATATAAGATACTTGAAAAGAAAACAGTAGCTAGCAAGTTTTCTTTTCAATATGGAAAGATGTATCCATCGGGTATTTTTATAGGCTGGAACTGTATAGGCTATTTAACATCGTGTGATCGTAACTCTGGAGTTTCGGGGGAAATTCATATCTTTACCACGTATTCTTTTTTTAATAAAATCATTGAGGAAAATAAGGTGATTCCATGTTTTGAAGGAAAGCCTTCTGTTGAAAGTCATAGTATAAAAGTATTATCAAAGTCTGGCGGATATTCAAATACATATTATTCATCAAGACTTCTGGAGGTAAGTTCCTTTCTGCCACATGGTGATCAAGAGCCTATTATCAAAGAAATTCTTGATTTGTATGCTAGAAAAAAGAGAGCAACTGTTTTTCTTCACGGTGTCTGCGGGGCTGGAAAGAGCACAATTGGCCTTCTAGTGGCAAAAGAACTCAAGGCCTCTTTCTGTCACACATTTAATCCATTTAGCCCTGGTGATTTTCTACACAGTCTTGTAAGAGATGCAGAGACCGACGCAGATAATCCACTTGTAGTTGTAATCGAAGAGATTAATACTCTGATCAGGGTAATACATGAAAACAAGGGTATTTTACACAAGGATGTAAGAACCCATGTATATAATAAGAGCACATTCAATACTTTCTTGGATGATATGCCCCTTTTTGATAATGTAATTCTTATTTTAACTTCAAATGAGAGCAAAGAGGCACTTGATTCGCTTGATCCCTGTTATCTAAGAAAGGGGCGCATTGATCTCTATTATTCGATGATGAGTCCGTTAGTTCTTGAGGCTACTTAATTTCTAGCCTTTCTACGCGTCTTTCGCTTTCCTCCTTTACCAGGAGATCCAGCAGGAGGAGGGGCGCTATTTTTTGGAAGTAGCTCTCTTAATCTATCCTTTATAATTTCAGTAGCAGGAGGTGGAAGCCAAGCGAATAAAAGATAACGATTGATTGCTTCAATGGCTTCTTTAGTTTTACCATCGTCTATTAGTTTTTTAAAGCCTTGTAATGCAGCTATTTTTTCCTGCAACTCATGTAAAAAACCTATTCTATCGTGACATATAGGAATTGCAAGAGAAGCCTTTATATTTTTAAGTGCAGTGGCATCATTGCCTTCTTTAAATGATTTTATTATTCTTTCTTCAAGAGCCCGAACCTTATCTAATAGTATATCTTCTACCCCCTTTTTTGCTGTAATAGATTCTTTATACATTTCTTCAGGAAGATTATACTTACCAAGTATGTTATATAGAATCAATATTTTTTTATATATTGTATCAGCATTTTTAAAGTCATTTGCTCCTAAATACTTACGCCCCTCTTCTCTTAGCCTTGATATTTCCTCATTAATTTCTTCTTTTTGTATTATAATTTTATTCTCTGTATTTGTAATTTGCGTATTTAGATTTTTTCCTACTCCCAAAGCCTTTGCGCGTTTAAGATAAGACAACGCGGTCACATAGTATTTTTGTTCTAATGCACTAGTTGCACTTGTAATTAAATTATCATATTGTATTACTAGTAGTCTTCTTTTCTTCTCATCTAATAGGGCTAAAATAGGTGCTGAAAGTATTTCATATGTGGATTTCATTTCATTATATTTCTTTTCTATTTTTTCTAATATTTCAGTATCAATTGATATATTTGTTAAAACGGTTAAGATAAAACTCAAGGTAACTAGGCGAAATTTATTACTTGCTATACAAGGCTCCGTTTTTAGCTCATCTGGCCTTACAATATAAGAATCATCAACTGATTTTCCCAATCCCTCATCGCTATCAGGCCCTCCATTTTTTGCATAACAAAACAAGAAATATAAGCAAAATATCGTGCAGTATTCAGCATTAATATAATATTGAGGACAACGTAATCCCTTACCCTCTTTTGTCACGCAATATTTCAAACTTAGGTTGATAATATTAATTCCACTATATGCCATTTTTAAATTGTAATATACTACATTAAGAGCCCATAGATAATTCTTAGTAACATTAACCTCATCTCTACTAGTATAAATTGGATCGTATAATGCACATGTAAGCGTTTCACCATTATACCAAAAAATAGCAGCAACTGTGTGTAACTGTCTAGTGACAGTCCTACTTACAGCAGCTAAAACACACACCTTCTTACCGGTCTTTGCAAGATCCTGGATAGTTGCAAAAAGTTCATTTGGATTCTCCATAGGTTTAATTTGTTCATCAAAATTTCTGTTAAACAATTTTCTGGTATAGCTTGGAACATTAAATTCGCTCATAAATAAAGGCATGATATCTAAGTCTGAAACTCTCAAAACCGCGGGTAGAAAAGTGCACTGATCAGTATCTTCAAATACTTTTGTAAACGATGGATTCGTAGTATTATCATAATAATCTTTTATAGTGTTAGAAAATGTATCAAATTCACTAGTTTGGTATGTAATTTGCTCTTTTCCATTAATTTTAGTAACTCGTTTACATGCTATTGATGCAATGTTTTCATTTGTAACCTTTTCTAATTGTGATTTAATAAATTCATCATTATCAATAAAAATTTTAAGCGGTAAAGATTTCTGCTCAGTATTCCACTTGAGAAGATGATAGTAGCGATACATCTACTAATTCCCCCATATTTTAATCCTCAAAGATAGCGTTGGCCATTCCATTCTGGAATCGTAGCCAATTGATTCCAAGACAAAACACCTTCACTTCCCATTCCACACCTCCTGCGCCTTTGACTTCTAGGACAAGACGCAGGTTTTGCACGCGACTCGCATTCAGAGTTCCACTCGGCTGGTGGGCGCCAGGATGTCTAGCGAAAGGATAGCCGTAAATAAAACTTGTATAAGGAACAACGCCGCCCTTGTGAACCCTCGCGATCAGATCTCTGAAATAGCCTTCATCTGATTGACAGAGGGTGACACCATTGGCCTGAACTTCCGCCGTCACAAGGAGAGGTGCTGGAGCCCTACCACTGACTTCTAACGCATCACTGTAATTTGTCCACTCGTTGTTGAGCCCATCTTTGCGCCTGACAAACCAGACAATCTCTTCCAAAGGATGATTCGCCTCTAGAGGAAGTGCGATACGAATGGTGTCATTTGCGCTATTCTTGGACATAATGTATTTCTGCGGTTCCGTAAAATAAAACGTTTGCACTTCTCTATGCACGATTTCAAAGGGTGCTCTGAGCATGGCTTCGCGCACCTTTCCATCGAGCAGAGAACCAAACGTAACAAGGCGCACCGTTTCCAGAGGAGGCGCAGACAATGATGTCTGGATCTTCACGAGCTGTTCAAAAGGAAAGCTCGTATCAATGAATGTAATAGAAGAGTTGAGGGGGGTGCTGGAGCATGTGGTCCGAGTCCCACCGAGCTGCCGAATACACTCTGCAAAAGGGCGAATTGTAATATGGATTCGCATGGATCCCTCCTTAATGGCGATCATGGGAAGAGCCTCGCGCAGCCTCGTGCGCATGAAAAAGAAGGGGAGAGGGCAATGAATCACCCCATTTTCAGTGGGATAGATGCGACTCGGATCCCAGGTCAGAGGGGTCGCGGTAACACCCATGTCTCCCGCAAGTCCTAGCTGTGTATTGAGATCACAGTAGAGTCGTGAGAACACATTAATGAAGTCACCATCAATCTCTTCAATTGTCTTTCCGTCAATTTCCAGCTCAGCCTTCTGAATGATGGAAGTGCCGAGAGAATTGGCATAGAACCATGCCTCGGCAGGAGTCTCATAGACATAGCGACCCGATTGGATATGAAGTAGAGTAGTTGCATCCAGCCAATGGGCCAACTTGATTTGGAGGGCGGCTCCGAATACCAGATCTCCACAGGGAACGGATCCGATGTCAAAGGTGAATCGTTGACCGAAGGCGGCGGGGCCTCGGAAAGAGAAGTCGGCCGTGAGGGGTGTAGCAGGTATGATGCGCCGTGCAGAATCGCGAGTGAACCATGTGTTATTCGTGTTGAGTGGAAAAAAATCATTGTCTTGTCTATCACGAGGCGTAAGATCCAAGAGTGTTGTAATATCTCCACCAGGTCTCTCCATCTACAGTGTGTTCCTCAGTTTCTTTAGGGCGGAACGCTTGAACGCATTCAAGAGTTTGATAATCTCTGGATCAGATATGGCTAGGCCCTGACTCACAAATCCTGTATCTGTCTTCCTCTGCAGAAAGTCATTGTATCCATATCCAGAGCTAATGGGGCAAAGATAAGGGAGTTGGACGTTATAGGCTTGGTCTATTGCAATATGTTTAAGAAAGACGCGCCGCCCCTTGAAATATCCGAGCATAACTTACAGCTTACTAAAGGGATTGAAAGTCAAATTTTGCTTAACCCTGGCTATCGGACGCAACTTGGCTCCCTACAATGGCGGAGAAGCGCTCGTATTCGATGCCTTGGGCTCTTAGTTGTCGGTCTATTTTGCGAAGTCGTTCGGTGTCTTTATCAAGATTTATTACATAGACCTTATCAACTACACTGTTGACATAGGACATCCCCTATTAATTCTAATTAATATATATAATGAGTTCAACCCAGAGTTCACTTGCGAAGCGTGTTACGAACAACTATGTTGTGATTCCCACGTGGAGTGACGGTGACACATATTCTGGTGTCTACATGATAACGGCAGATGGTGTGGCGCAGTGGGCTTCCGATAATGCGCTTTTCCTCAGTGTTGCTGGAAATACGTATACAACTACGCCTGCTAACTTTTATAATCTGATGATTCACACGGGCAATGGAATCTGGACAGATAAGTATTATAGTCTTCCGGACTATGGATATCTGAATCCTGGCGTCGTATTAACGGATCTCGGTAAGGATATCTATGTTGGTGTTTCTGGCGAGGCCAATATTCTGCATCTCCGTTTAATGCAGACCCCTGGAACTCTGGCCAATTTAGGCAAGGGTGGCTGGGTTGGATATGTGGTTGTAGAAACGAATGCATCCGATATCTTTACGGATAATACGGGTAATACCCTGCCGTGTGTCAGTGTTGCGCGTCTTTAAAATGTCTCCTTAGTAGAATGAACGCGCATCGCTATAACGTCCCAATCTTCGGAATTAAGAATTGGTATAAGAGTGAGATGGAGGCAGTTGGCCACCTGGCGTCCATGGAGGACGCGTATTTACGGCGCATGTATGCGAGCAAAGTCGTGAGTGGCATGAACCATCTCTCTAAGGCTATCGCTGAGAAGGAGGATGATTCTGGCTATGAGCACTGGAAGCGCGATCTTGGCCTCATGAAGAAGGCTGTCTTGGCGGCTAAGGAGCATCTCAAGAAGGACTACGAGGTCTCTGAGAACAATATTTCTTATAAATGGATGAATAAGGGCAAGAATACGACTTCTAAGAATAAGAATAAGAACAAGACAGCTCCTAAGAGCCTGTCGAGCTGGCTAAACGAGGATCCGATTAATGTTGGCGATCTGAATGAGTATGAGAATACTCTAAAGGCTGCCAGTAAGGACGAGAATCTGAATGATGCCAATGAGGTGGAAAATCTGAATGCTACTAATGAGGAGGGGGCTCGTAAGACGCTTCTCGGCGGTAAGCGGAGCAAGCGTAGCACTAAGCATAGCACTAAACGTAGCACTAAGCGTAGTAAGAGAACACGTCGCCGTTAATGCTTGCAACACTTCTTCTTCCTACTAGCCCTCTTCTTTCTAGAGCCACCCACTTTCGGAGGACAATCCACTCGTCCAATCACGGCACAACCAATACGAGCTCCGCTATGACCTGTTGTCTTACTATCTTCTTCTTGACCTAACCCAAGATCATCAGGATCTGCATGCACAATCATGGACCGACCCCACAGGTCTTCTACACTTAGATTACTGAGCGTATAAGTCTTCTCTTCCTCTTGCTTTATGTTGCCGAGGTCCCCCGTATGTCTTTTCCCTTCACCCCCAAGGGAGCCAGGAGGCCCGCCATGTATTGTTGACCCTGTCGTAAAATGGTCGCATGCCCCTTGACATCCTTCTCCTCTGAGATCACCCGCCTTGTGAATATGGAATCCATGATCACCAGGAGGTAGTGCCGAAAACTTGGCAACAATCACAACATCTGAACCCATCTGTGAAAAGGTCACTTCACCTTTGACTGTTTCTCCAGAAAAGACTGCGACTGCCTGTATCATTTATATTAGCTTATTTTAAAAGCTACTGAAGTTCTTGCATCTGTGAATGTTACTACAACCTTGCTTGTAGCAGTGATAAATCCTGCTGCTTCATTGGCATAGATTTGACTGTAAGCACCACCACCATATGTAACATATTGTATATTTGGAGTATAAGAGGGATTTGTTAATACAAATGTATCTGCGGAGTTAAGTAAAAGAGGATCTGATGCATTTTGGAAATCTATATGTGTGGCCACGCTGATTGAAGCACCTACATTTGTTAAGTTAATAGTTAAAGTATTAGTTGACGGAAATGTAAAGGTATTCTGATAATATGTTGTTGATCCGTCAAAGACAATACCTGTTAAGTTGGCAGTCACTGTTTCACCGCTGGGAGCACTAGGCGTAACAGAGTTCGAAGCGACAGATGGATCTGAGTTATCTATAACATTATGCGCAACGACTGTGAATGTATAGGTGGTTCCATTTGTTAGAGGAAAAAAAACTAGGCTATTAGGATTAGTGGCTAATTGAACTCTTGTTACACCACTGCTTGATATGACTCTATAATCAATAATGGTTGATCCGCCATCTGTTACAGGAGGATCCCATGCGACAAGGGCACTAGCATCACCTGCAGTCGCCACCACATTGCGCGGAGGAGAAGGAGCTGTGGCAAATGTAATTGGTGCAGAGACTCCAGGAAGAGAAAACCCAGCCACATTCTTTGCATAGACACTAAAGGTATAAGCTATTCCAGCCGTGAGGCCTGTTATAATGGCAGGCGCAGTTACAGAGAGGACCGTAGTGGTAGGAGGATTTGATACCACCTTGTAATACAGAACAGGAGCCTCGCTCTTCAGAGGGGGCTGCCAGTTGAGGACTATAGATCCATTTTCCACTGCGCCTCCAACCATTAAAGGGGGCGTGGGGACCACCGTGGAGTGGACCACGCGACCTTGCCGTCCGATAAGATACTGCATTCTCTCGCGATCCGTCTTGAACTGATACTTCTTGCCTTTAGCAGCATTGGCTGCGTCGTAAGCAGCCTTGTGTTCATAGACAGCATTCGCCGCCGTCTGGACTTGCTTGTTTTCAAAGATAAATTCGCCTTTGACGGGGTAGACCGGTGGCGAATAGTTCGTTTCACCCGAGCTCATTCTATTTAACGTCGTGACTTTATTTTAGAGCAGCCCTCGCCGAAGTACGGTCCGACCGTTCCGCCTAAATTTGATTTCTTTTCTGTGGGAAGAGGAATACAATGGCACAGGATACAGGCAAATTCAGAACGCAAAGTCTGGACCAATTCTATACAAAGAAGGAAGTTGCCAAGAAATGTGTGGCCACTATCTTACAGCTTGCTCCACAGACGTCCAACTATCAATGGATCGAGCCGTCGGCAGGAAAGGGGACTTTCTTGAAGGCGCTTCCAGCCACTGTGAATCGTCTCGGCATTGACCTGGATCCCAAGTCTCCTTTCGTGAAGAAAGGTGATTTCCTTCTTTGGGAGCCGTCAGGACAAGGTCCTAAGATTGTCTTTGGAAATCCCCCATTTGGCAGACAGAGTTCAACGGCGAAAGCCTTCATCCAGCATGCAGCCTCCTTTGCCTCTGTGATCGCCTTTATCTTACCCAGATCCTTTGTAAAGCCGAGTATGTCCAATGCATTTCCTCTGGCTTTTCATTGTATTCATACAGAGTCTGTAGAAAAGGATGCGTTTGAACTGAATGGATCTCCTTATGATGTGCCCTGTGTCTTTCAGATCTGGGAGAAACGGGCAGAGCCGAGAGCTGCCGCAAACAAGATACAAGAAGAGGGGTTCACCTATGTGAAAGACAACTACCATATCGCCTTTCGCAGAGTGGGTGGACTCGCTGGCAAGGCATATCTTTCTGGCGATCATTCAGCCCAGAGCCATTACTTCTTGAAGCTGGAGGACCGAGCCCTCCCTCATCGCGTAAGAATCATTGAAAAAATAAATAAGCATATCTTTCCCTCAAATACTGTGGGTCCTAGGAGCCTCTCCAAGACAGAGGCAAATGAGGTGATCAATGTGATCCTCAATGAAATACACGAGGAGGAGACTGCACTTGCAGTAGAATAGGTGACCCTCTAAATATGCCGCCATCAGAGCGAGCGATCACGAGCTCAGGGTGCCTCTCCACGAAGGTAGTGAACTTGTTAAAGGAGCACTGGAGACGACTCTGTGTTGAATTGCACTTAGGATTCAGATAGAGAGCAGATGAGCCCATCGCCATCAGTGCAACTCGCTGGGCCTCCTTGATCGCCACCTTTTCTTCTGCAGTCGGCGAACGGTTCGCGGGCACCGCCTTGATCACCGTGTCGAGCATATCCAGTTGCGACCTGGTCATATGGCCAAAGAGAGCCTCCTTTGCGCCTGTCAACTTGAGTTCAACCACGTCCTTGAGCACCTTATTCTCGCCAACCTGCTTATAGGTCACGACAACAAGATGGAAACTCTCGCCGCTGCTCACCTCATCAAAGACGCGGAGGGCGTCTCCCATGCAAATAGTGTTGGGGGTTCCCGTCGTCTTCACCGAGATATTGTCCTTGCTCAGATGATTGAACTCGGCAGGCAGATCGAACTTGGAATTGTAGCGAATCTGGGCCAACTCTTCTGGCGTTACCTTGTAGACATTGGTCAAGAGATCGCGCTCCCACTTGAAACCGTGCTTCTGAACTTCTGCCATTTTGTTCTAGTGTATAGTTAGTCCTGGCTAGGGTCACCTTTTCAATTTTATCTAAAGGTGCCCAAGATAGGCAACTTGTGAATTTCAATATGAATCCCCTTTTCAATGTAGAGGCGTGAGAGACCTGACTCTGACTCAGGGACATCTACTTCATTGCAACCAGGATGATCATTTTCTTGTATCCATTGTAGCTCTCTAAGTAAAGACTCCTTGTGTCTTGTCTTGACGGAAGCCACTGCGTCTTCATACTTCTTATAGGCAAGCGGATACGGATCTCCGTTCTCAATCACAATGTAGACATAATCCATTTTAACTAAAATTGGAACAGCACCTTCCTTCATTTTTATTTAGAATGTATACTCACTGTTCGCTTTGTGGAGAGGGGGGGCACACCATGATGAAGTGCCCAGACCTTACTGCCCCTTTGAAGCCAGGCTTTTATTCTGGAGGAGGTGGTGGTTCTCACAGTCACGATGATGACGAAAAATTGAAGTTGCTGGTTCCTGTTCTTCTGGTAAGCAGTAAGAATGACCAACAAGTTTCGTATTCTTATCGAGGAGAGGAAGGCTGCGGCCGTTTCCAAGCGCGGGCCCCGCGTCTATGAAAAGCCAGAGAAGAAGGAGACAATTAATTGGCGGAAGGCAAAGCCAGAGGAGCGCGATGCTCATCTGATTGAGAAGAAGTGGAAGGAGCAGGAGCGAGCCCTCGGCCGCGCGGCAAAGTATTGCTAAACAATCGTGCAGGTCCAAGCTGAGATATCATCATCAATCTTTTCCTCTACAGGCTTATCCACAGGCTCTTCACGCATTCTTTTTACATCCATATACAAGTCCTCGCATTCTCCTATGTCGTAACGATCAATAAGTGCGCGAACCTCAGGGTAAGAAAGCCCAATCTTTTTACTGAAGTCCAGAGGATTCACTTCCAGAAACTCCTCAGGGCTTACATCATATAGACTAGCAAGATAGCGGATATTCGTATCAAAGGTTTGACGACCAAGGGACGGATTAAGCTTCTTTGCAAAGTTCCTCGCACGCGTGGCAGGCCAAAAATGTGACGGCTTTAAAGTGCTAGACATTTTTCTCTACTGATTAGACACATAAGGGTAATATCAAATTTACTGGTTATAAAAATTGATTTACTTCTTTTCTCTTCTGAACATAAAATGCTGGTAAGATTACTTGGCCTTTCTTATTTGATATTCTTCTCTGTAAGCGCCACCATTCTAAGCGATACAGGATGTCCTTGCGTCCAACCCTGTTCTTTCTGGGCAGCGCAGCAAAGCAAATGGTGCATGACAGATAGTTCGTGTGGCACAAATCAATCTGGTTTTGCCGCGGTCGATTCATGTATGCTCGCAGGCTTTCCAACTCTCTTAGCAACATCCGGCCCCCTCTATACGGGTCAGAACCTCACTGTAAACTGGACATCTTATAATATTCTTAATGAAACGGTCCGTATTAAAGTGGGTCCTACCACTCTTGCCTCTGTGAATGTAACGCTAGGCACATATACAGGTCGTATTACTACAGCATCTGTAAATACATCTATTGGGGTTAGCACAATTTCAAGCCCCGCTGTGAACGCAAGCAGCGCCTCCTTTACAGTTCTTCAGAGTGTGCTATCAACACCTCTTGTTTATGTAAATGGATCCTTTATCTGTGACGGAAGAAATGTCACGATCACGTGGAATGGGACGGGAGATGCAGGCCAAGGATTCGCAACTGTAACAATTCAGAGAAATGGTGGAGGGGGCGGTAGCACAACGGTGGGAACACCTACCTCTACAGTATATCAAGGAAATACCCTTGTCTTCTATACACTTCCTGCAACCTTTGTGCCGTCTGGGTTCAGCACATACAGTGCAAGGCTCTCTGCCATAGGTCAGAGTGGCCTTACGTATACAGGAATTTCAGCATCCTTCTCACTGGTCGCAGGACCATCACCCTCTTCAACACCCTCTACAACACCGACAATAACTAGAACACCAACACAGACTCCATCGATAGGTTCCTCTCTTTCTAACACGCCAACCCCTACATCAACAGATACACCTAGCCAGACACCGAGCCCTACTTCCTCTCTAACAATGGGGGCAACCCCATCTGAAACGCCCACGGTTACACCCTCCTCTTCAATGACATCAACGCCAACCGCCTCTCCTCTTAATTACATTGCGATTGCGGCGGCCCAGACAGCGGCATCTGTAACGACTCTAGGAATTGCGATCGGTGCTTCGGTTGCAGGACTACTTGTTATATGCGCTGGCTCTTGTATCTTATACAGGGCCTATACGCGCGCTGAACTAAGAAAAAGAAGGCTACAGAAAGCCTCTGTTTCAGCGCGAATGGGTGATGCAAATCGATTATATGGTCAGAGAACTCATGTAAATCCTCTAGCTGTTTACAACAGGCGTTAGACCTCTTCTAGAGGCTGGCCATTAAAGGTGGGTCTGAGAGGTTGAGTGAACTGGGAAAGAGAGATTAGTAGAATAATAATGAAACATGGAGTGAAGAGAACAGCGATTGCTAACAAGACAGTATAGAGATCACTGTTTGTTGTTGCACCGCCGATGATTACAAAGAGGCTAATCATACAACACAAGATGAATGCCATGTTAGCATCATTTTGGGATGCCATACTATCTTTTCTTTATATTTAACCTCAATTTTACTGACCCAGAAGAAGGATCCTCAGTTTCACGTCCTGCTTATGAAGAATGCGGAACCAATCGTTCTTTTGTCCAACGGTCATGTTCGTTCTGAGCTTCTCCTCAATTTGATTGATCCTGTTGAGAATCTGGTTAATCTCGTTATTGATAGACATACTACTAAAAAATAAATAGTGTGACAACCTTTCAAATTTACTCATTCTTCTTTGCACGGAGCCGCTTTAGCTCATCACGTAGAAGGTGAACAAGTTCCAAGCGGAGCGAATCGAGCATCTGCTCTTTTGTGTTTCCAAAACGCAACTCTGCAAAAGCTGGGCTAATCTTGAAGGACTCTTGTAGAGACTTGGCTAGCATAGTAGTAATGGCAATAAAGACAAGGGCAATCAACGCCCTTGCGATAAAAGAGAGCCAATCTTTGAGCCCCATCATGTTAATCATAGGGCTGGACACTGTTAGTTCAAATTTAACAAAAAAAATTTTGTCTTTGTTTTGTTTTATTTTTTGTTTGTTTCTTCTCTTTACTTCTGAGTGGGAGCGGCCTCCTTCTTGGCTGCGCGCTTTGCAGCGGCTGCCGCCTTAACCTCTGCTGACCAGGGCTTGCGCGCCTTCTTCTCCAGAGGCTGAGGAGGCTGGGGGATCACAGGAGAGGGTGCAGGTGCAGGTGCAGGTGCAGGTGCAGCAGCAGCGGCAGGTGCCTTCTTGAACTCAGCCTCGAAGAGTGTATACTCCTCTGCATGCTGCGCGCGCCACTGCTTCGCGAAGAGGAGAGCAATGCCGCGCTTGTCCTGTGAGGACTCCTTATAGGCGGAGTAGTCAGAGGCATGTGTCTTGATCACATGGCTGAGCCAAGAGGCGGCAATGCCAGGCTCCTTGCGAACCTTGACCTCTGCCTTGACAGGCTCTGCCTTGAAAGGGCGGCTAGCGATCTCAGCCTCGATCGCCGCGCGGAAGAGCTGGAGGGCATCGATGGAAAGCGAAGCGAACGACATTTTCTTTGAGAATGTTGTAGTTCTTTATTGCTTTTATCTAATAATGTCTATTAAAGTGAATCAGGTGTTCAATTTTTTTAATCGTTTCGATGTTATCTTTTTTAAAAAAATGTAGATTTCTTATCTTCTACCGGTGGCGCTTAAATAGAAAATGTTTCTTGTGTTTATGGCTTTTTTTGTCTTTTCTTCCATATAATTCTGAAGAATACGTATTACTCGTAGCGGCACGGAGCTTCGGCCTCCTCTTCGTCCTCAGGATTGTTGATCTGATGCTGGGCCGCGCGGACATTGTGGCCACCGCACGTGTCGCAGAAGCCGTCCGTAAGGTAGGAGCAGACGCACGTGCACGGAGGCTTCTCGGCCTCCGTCCCATTTGCGTAGAAGCGGGCGACGATCTCGTAGACGCGCACCAAATGGTGAACGGCTGGGCGGCCAGAGACTGCGCGGGGCCGCACGCGGCACTTGAAGAAGCCTGGCGCGAGGCAGTTCGCTACGCGCGCCAGAACGTCTGTCTTGTTGAAGACATCGCCGAGCTCGATGCCATCGCAGTCAGCCTCCTCCCACTCGGCGATCGAGTAGGTGCGGAGAACAACCGCGTGGCTGTAGTCGCTGTGAGACTTTGCGATGGCGGCCTCGAGAGCGGGGAGGAAGGAGTCCTTCACGTCCCGCATGACGGCGCGCCGCACGCTCCAGCGGCGGCTGTCAAGCCGCTTCTGGTGGACGACGCGCTCGCGCTTGATAACGAGGCTGCGGAGGGCATTGATGTTGTCGGTGAACATCTTGGCTGTTGCGATATAGTTAAGAAGACTAGTTGCGAGATAGTTACAGATGTGTGTGTCTGAAACCGTATTATCTATAGATAGAAAAATACCTTTCAATTTTTACAAAAAAAACTGGTAATGTTTTTCTTGTCTTTTGTCTTTTGTCTTGGGTTTGTCTTTTTCTATTTAGATGAGTCGCAGTCCAAGGCCCATCTCAGAGATCTGCTCGCGGAATCGGCGGTTGTCCGCGCGCTCCTCTTCCTCTAGAACCTGAATCTCTGCAAGCACAGCCGAGAGGTCAAATGTATTCCAGAGTGTGCCGAGGTTACGCAGCTCTTCCAGGTAGCCAGGAAGAGACTGGTCGTTGATGCACGCAGCTAGCAGTCTCTTGGCGGCTGGCGTGCACCGTGTCTCAGAGGCATTGGCGATGGCCTCGAGCTCTAGAACAGCGGGAGAAAGCTCAAGGCCTTGCTCCCAGCATGCGCGCGCGGCTGTCATGAAGCGATCAGCATCTGCCTCTGCGATGATGAAGTTCTTGACGGCGAGGCGCGGAGAGCGGCGGGTCAAAGAGATGGGGGTCATCTTTTGCGGTTTCTTACAGAGGTGTGTATCTGTAGGGATACAGAATGTATCTGGGTAATCCTGTTCAATTTTTATTCAGATGGGCACGAAGAGCTCTTACAAAAAAAAGAGGGTTTTTGTTTTTTTGTAAGAGGGGTATCTTTGTGGGTTATCTTTAGTAGCCGCGGTTCAGCTGGCGGTCCATCTTGTTGAGCTCGTCTTGGTCATAGTCCTCCCAAGGGATGCGCTCCTCTTCGTCCTCGTCAGAGGGCCAGGTGGCGGCCTCGTAGTCCTCCTCGTCCCACGCGACAACAGGGAACTCGTCAGAGCCAGACCAGAGTGCATAGTCGGCCAGAGTCTGGTGGCGGTGGATGCGCGGGCGGTCAGGGACGATGGAGCCATCAGCGAGCTCCTTGACACAGAGCCACTCAGAGCGGAAGCCCCGCTCCTCGTTGATGAGAGCACTGTTGGCCTCTTCGACGTAGTCCTGGAGGTCAGCCCAAGAGAAGCAGAGAGCCCAGAAGAGCCCGTCGAGGCCGAGATAGCTCGCATAGGGGCTATCTGGGTACGCGAGGTGCCTCTGGAGGCTCTCGCGGTAAACGCGGAGGTTGTAGCGGAGCTGGCAGAGCTCGTAGGGCTCTGCGTGGTCGACAACAGAGTCAAGAGCGGTCTCGCAGAGCAGGCTCTGGGAATCGAGAGGGCGAGAAGGCATTTTTGCTTTAATCTCTTGAAAGGGCTAGCTTTGAAGAGGTAAAAACAAGAGCTAAAATGAGCTCATTCAATTTTTTTGCCAAATTGAATGGGGTTGTAAAAGAGGCGGTCCAAGAGGTTAAGATGCTGATTTTTACCAGTCCATTCAATTTTACAAAAAAATTGAATGGGCATTTTTGCTAGACTACTATCACCTTTCAAAGCAATACACTCTGAAAGACTCTAGCTCTAAAATGGCCTCTTCCCAGATGCTCGTTTCGATGACTGTGGCGGACCTGGACTCGCTCCTGCAGCGTGCCGTTGCGGCCGCTCTGAGTGGCAAGGCGGTGCCCTCTGCTTCTGCCCCTTCCATCAAGAAGGCCAAGAAGGAGAAGGACCCTGACGCGCCCAAGAAGGAGCCCAATGACTGGATCAAGTTCACCTCGTCTGTGCGCGCCGCCCTCAAGGCCGCGAAGATCACGACGGGCGTTGAGGTGACTCAGTTCTGCGGCATGCTCAAGGCCAAGAACGCTGACTACAGCTCTTGGACTTCTGAGCTGATCCTCGCGGAGCACACCTCTTGGAAGCGCCCTGAGGTCAGCAAGCAGGCTCTCGCTGGCAAGAACAAGAGCCCTAGCGTCTCTCCCTCTTCTCCCGCGCCTGCGGAGGAGAAGAAGGAGAAGAAGCCCAAGGCCAAGAAGGCCGAGGTGCCCGCTCCTGTGGCGGCCCCCGCCCCTCCGCCGCCCGCGGCAGAGGAGGAGGATGACGAGGATCCTGAGACGAAGTTCGTCCCGTGGACCTTCAAGAAGGCTTCCTACCTCAAGAACGGCCGCGGAGACGTCATCTCTGAGGAGTTCGACTGGATCGGCCGCTTCGACGAGAAGGCGGGCAAGATTGACCGCGCCTTCCCGCAGCCGGCGGATCTGGAGACCGAGTAAGCGCCGACCAAGGCCAACCCTTAGGGTAAGATAACAAGATAACAAAAGAAAAACAACAAAACACAAAAAAAGAAAAAACCTCTTTTTTTGCATAAAATTGAAAAGGGCATGAGCTGGAAGAGGAGTATCCGTTTATACAAAGAACAAGATGCCTGTTCATGTTCAGATGCCTGACGGCACGATCAAGATCGTAAAGATCAAGAAGCCAGTCGTTCTACCTATCTGCAAAGACTGCGGAGAGCACAAGGTAACAGGGCCAGGGATGAAGTATTGCGAGGCGTGCAAGTAGATCTAAAGCCTTCTTAATTAATCTCTTTTTTTATACGAATGGCGCGTTAAACGAGCTTAAAAAATTGAACGCGTCAAGGGTGCCACTAGATAGCATCCCCCCAAACAGCAATACACTCTTTAGAGATGTCGTGCCCACCCTACATCTCTAGCGATAACACTTTGCCCAAGATGCCTACCTTCCACCAGACAGAAGCATTTATCCAGCTCCGCGACACAGTAGTCGCGGAGCTGGAGTATCTCAGAGCCAGGGGCCAGACACTGGACTGGTGGTCTCTGAACGAAGATGGAGAGCCCAAGTTCTTGACCACGCCGCCGTTTGCAGAGCTTTACCGCCGCCTTCACGGCGTGGTTCTTGACTGGCGCGAGGCAGAGAGGGCTGACTATAAGAGCTTCTGTCTGGAATGGAATGAGTTCCTCGGACAGGAGTTCGACCTTGAGAACTACATCACCCATCTGCTCGACGGCTTTCCCACTTCAGGTGAGGAGGTTGATGCAGTGGTGAAGAATGTCTTCCTGCGCCTCTGGCACAACGACCTCTACAACTTCCGCCAGGAGATGTATAAGGCTCACACCAGATTCGGTGAGAAGGCTATCAATCTGGAGAACGAACTTGCAGGGCAGGGTAAAGAGGTGAGGTATCTCAGGAAGGAAGCAGACCTCTTCTTTAAGAAGGCGAATATTGCTACGAAGAGGCTCCGTGAGCTCGGCAAGATCTGCAAGCCTCTCGTGTCGCCTCCCGCAACTGCATACTTCATCTCCATCGTGGAGGAACGCAAGGTGGCTGGTATGCTAAAGAAAAAGACTGAGACTGATCTCGCAGAGGCTCTCTACCGCATCGGCTTTCTCAACATGAACCCAGCTGAGGCGCTCAACAGACTTTGGTGTTGGGACGAACTGCCAAAGAGTCCTGTGACAAAAAAGATCATCATTGCCCGCATCCTCAGCAACAACGCTGCTTTCTCATACGATGTTCCAGAGGAGCTGCGCTAAAAAAAGAAAAGACAAAAGAACTCGCTCCGCAATCAAACCAAAACAAGATAAATCCGCATTTTTTTGTAAAATTGAAGTTACCCCCCCCTCATGAAGGTATCCTTCTAAAAGAACACAATGGCTTCTACTATCGAAGAGCTCCGTGCCACTGTGCTTGACCTCAAGACGAAGCTTGCAGAGGCTGAGAAGGAGCTGGCACAGATGGAGCTTGCGCGCCCAGATCGCCCGTTTCTTGATACAGAGATGGAAGCCATGGTCATCGCCCTGGAGACGCGCACGGCCTATAAGTGGCACTGGAAGAAGGTAATTAAGGATGGCCTTCTCGAGAATGTTACAAATATTCTAGAGGAGTGCTATTACTACTTGATCGATGCCGATTCTGGTCTAGATATTGTCGCGGTAAAGGCAGAGACTGGTGAGATGGGCTCGCGCCAGTGGCAGCTCTTTGTTCTGAAGGTCATCCAGTATCTGAGGTCTCAAGGGTCCTTTCATAATGAGAGGACGTGGGACTTCGACACCTTTGAGGACACCGCAGGCGGCTGTGACGAGGTGACTCAAGATGCGGCGATCTATCTGATTGAGCATCCTGAGTGGCAGGCAAAGTAGACAAGAAGACAAAAAGACAAAAAAGACAAAAAAGACAAAAAGACAAAAACACATTTTTTTTAAATTTGAATTTATCGCGCCTCAGCCTGTATGATACGCTATACTCTGAACATTCAAAGATGGCATCTCCTCTTCTTGTGCCTATCTGTCTTCTTACGAACCAGTTGAGCCTCAATGATCTTCAAGCTCTGCAGGCGCATGTTGCATCTCTCATGACTGCTGAGCCTGTCGCCATCAAGGCTGGTGAGGTCGTTCTGGTAGGAGAAAATACCTACGCTCACGTTGGCCGTCCCGAGCTTGGGACCTTCAATGTGCTGCCCGCGGCTGCAGAGGAGAAGATTCTGACACCCAATCAACTTCGTCAGGAGGTGATCAAGATGGCCGACTCTAAGGGCAAGGCCTTCAAGGCAGGGTGGAGGAAGCTGGTTCTCAACAGGGGAATGGTGGAGAACGTATTTGGAATCTTAGAAGAATGCTATTCTGAGATCCGCAGGAAGAACTCTAATCCTGAGGGTTGGAAGACTGCGCGAGAGCTTGGCGGCCGCGATACTCTCAAGTGGCAGAGATTCAAGCTGCGCGTGATCTCTTACTTGTATGAGAAGGGCTCATTCGGTTCTCCTGAGGAGGAAGAGGGCTTCCACGACTTTGAGGATACTGCGGGCGGCTGCGATGAGATCGCATGGGATGCTGCTTGCTATTTGCTCGAGCACCCTGAGTGGCAGGCCAAGTAGATATCCTTCTTATAAAAACACTCTTACTTTTTTATGGCAAGAGAAATTGACACCAGGCCCTCAAAAAAATTGAACGACATTTCATCCTAGTTGGTAATCATCTCTTTAAAAGCTTCTATCTTTAAAGACTCTAAAATGGCCTCTTCCCAGATGATCGTCTCCCTGACTGTCGCCGACTTTGAGAACATCGTGCAGCGTGCTGTGCTTTCCGCTCTGAGCGGCAAGTCGGTTCCCTCTTCTTCTGCCCCTTCCACCAAGAAGGCCAAGAAGGCCAAGAAGGAGAAGGATCCGAATGCCCCCAAGAAGGAGCCGAATGACTGGATCAAGTTCACTAGCAAGGTGCGCGAGGCTCTCAAGGCCGCGAACATCAAGGCGGGTGTCGAGGTGACTCAGTTCTGCGGCATGCTTAAGACCAAGAATGCGGACTATGCCTCTTGGACTCCTGAGGCTATTCTGACGGAGCACTCTGGCTGGACTCGCCCCGAGGTGAGCAAGCAGGCTCTTGCCAAGAGCCCAGGGCCTTCTCCTACTGATCCTCCTGCTACTGCAGATGCTAAGAAGGCGCGCAAGCCGCAGAGCGAGGAGACGAAGAAGGCGGCTGCTGAGAAGCGTGCGGCCACGAAGGCTGCGAAGTCGGCGGCCTCTGCGCCTCTGCCTGCCTCTCCTGCTCCTGCTCCTGCTCCTGCTCCTGCTCCTGCTGCCGCAGCAGAGGATGAGGACAGTGCCATGGACTTCACGCCCTGGACCTTCAAGAAGGCTCCCTACCTCAAGAACAAGCGCGGTGATGTTCTCTCAGAGGAGTATGACTGGATCGGCCGCTTCGATGAGAAGACGGGCAAGATCGATCGTGCCTTCCCGAAGCCGGCGGATCTTGAGGAGGAGTAAGTGTTAACCTCAGAGTAAATTAAAAAAAATACATAAACACAAGAAAAAAATAAAAAAGAAAATAATTTTTTTATGAAAAATTGAAATATCCCTTTAGTAGAATCACGGTTAAGAGAATGGCCCTTATGCTTCTGGTATCTCTTAGCGCGCTTAAGATTCAGCTTTGGTGGCGGCGCCAAAAGAGTAAATCCAGTGATTCGGATTCAGATTCTATGGGATGGGGCAGCGACTCATCCTATGATGAGCGTTACCTGTAAAATTGAAAACTAACATCCATGATGTTTTAGTGATGTTGGATCCGCGTCCAACAATTGATGTGGATGCAGGGTTTTGCGCAACCTTAGATAAAAAAAGGCAAAAGGACTTGCGTAAACATATTCATACCACACGTCTGTGTAATCGCATTGTAAAATCTTATAGAGAGTTGCAGATAGACCTTATACGCAAACTCTGTAAAGAAACAAAGAAAGAGGCAAAGCTCTCCTCGGCGGATCCAGATCCATACAGTAAGGAATATGTGTTCTACTGTCTGAAGTTATCGTAAAAAATTGAAAACCCTCACACCCTTTTTTAGTTCATCCACTCATACACATAAAATAAAATGAAGTGCTCTCACTGCAAGGCCATGATGACGAAGAAGGAGGTTGAGGGCTTCAACCCTTCTCTGAATCGGCACTCTGATAATCGCACTAACTTCTGTTGGGAGGGAGAGGATGACGATGCCTTTGTCTCTCCTCTCTGCGATAAGTGCTGCTGGGTAGAGGAGGATGTCTTTGTTGAGGAAGAAGAGAAGGAGAAGCGAGATCCTATCTGGGAAGAGAGTGACGGCGACTCCTATTATGAGGAAGAGGAAGAGGAAGAGGAGATTCCTCTTTATCAGAATGAAGCCCCTCTTCAGCCGTGTAACTGTAAGAACAAGGGGGAGATGAGTGCTAACAAGCATTCAGAGGACTGCCTCATTCATTACGAGGGAAATGTATATTAAAAAATTGAAAGGGTCTGATCCTTAGTAAAATAATACCCTACTAACTATAAGAAGAATGGAGCCACAAATCAAGACTCAACGCAAGAAGAAGAGTGACAAGGCCAAGGAGAAGTTCGACCGAAACGGTAAGTTCACTCAAAAGGGGGTGCGAGTGATGGAGGCGTTGAAGGAGAAGAAGGGCAAGTAAATTTGAAACTAACCCACCCTCCCATTTTTTTTAACTAAGATCAAAATGGCAACGTGCTGCGCATTCCGTTTGCGCGACATGACAGCGTGTCAGCACGCTCCTTCTCGGGGATCAGATGTCTGTGCAAATCACGCTGACTTCTATAATATCAGAGTTTGGTCGCGGAGATTCTTGCGCATCGACAGCATTTATCTTCTCCAGGGTATCACCTATGACCAGATAATCACGATTGGCCGTCTTCAGAAGATTGTTGAATATTCTCTGAAGAGTGGAAAGATTGTCTTAACACAGGAAATGGTTGCGGCCCTTGAGACAGTTCCAGAGGATCGGTGGGATAGTCCCCATACGTCACTTGTAGATGTCTTTACAGTTCTTTGTGGAACGGGGCTTGTGTCTCCTCTCTGGAATATGAGGCTCTTCAAGCATTGTATCTATACAGCAATGAAGATGAGGAAGCCCGTTTTCAGAGATGTGTGGTCTCCTATTGACTATCGCCTTGGCCCTTTCCTTATGAACCCTTTTGTCACACCAGTGTATGTGATTGGGAGGGCCTTCACTGCTTACAGGAATTTTATGCAGAGAGTTCTAGATAGAGATACGTATTATTATGAGTTTCTAAAGGATTGCTTTGCGCACCCCAGCTTTCAGAGCGGGCTCATGATGTCTGATGAAATTATCTCAGCTTCAATTGCTAATAAAAAGGAGTTTGAGGAGTTGGTTCGCAAGGCTATTGGGCCTGCTAGGCGCGCAGAAAAGAGGCGACTGAAGGCACAGGCCGATCAGATAAAGGAGGAGATGATCTCAAAGGTGTGGCATCCGCGGAATGTTGAGCGCTGGCTTGAATTGGGTGGATGGGATCTTGTGGAAATGATGGAGAATTCGCGAACCACAAAAATTGAAGCTGAGCCTGTCCAGTAGAGGCATACTCACTACCGCTCAAAATGTCCGTCAACATGAAGCAGATGAAGAATAAGCGCGCGGCAATGGAGAAGAAGCAGAAGCGCAATCTTGCCATTGAGAATGCAGCTCTTGATGATCCAGAGTCTCTCTTTGGACGCGCACTGCGGGCGCGTGGAGACGGATGGTTTGACATTGTTCTTCAGCATGAGAAGCATCGTGGTGAGCTCTTTGAGACTCGCGCGCGAATCGGCGGTCACAGCGTGGCACGAATCAGTGTGAACGATATTATCATTGTTGCGAAGAGTGGTAATATCTATGAGATCCTTGGCCTTGTTAGCACAAAGAGTGCAAGGGGGCTAATTAAGGATAAACGCATTCCCTCTTCTCTCTTAGTTGAGCGATCAGAAGGAGATGAGGATGAAGGCGGTGTCGTGTTTGAGGATACTGTTGAAGAGAAGCCCGATGGTGATGAAGGAGCCGTCGACGTTGACGCTATTTAACTTGAAAACAAAAAATTGACATATAATTACTTATTTATTTTTTTAAGATAACTAATGCATAGTATTATGCTACCAGAAGAGTTTGCAGTTAAGGACAATGCATCAGATAGTAACTCAAGATATTACCTCTTTGCAACGTCTCATAGTGAGGGAGAGGAGTTTCAATCTGTGTATAGATATGATAGTAATTATGAGTATACCATACGCACTCACGATGGGTTTCCTTTTACGAACGAAACAAGAGTGGTATACGAAGTTGGTGATGAGGTTTTGAATAAGAAGATTCATTTCTGGCATTCAGGAATTGATCTCATTCCTTCTTATGAGCCATCAACTAAGATTCCAGTTCTTGATTCTAAGGACAGTATCTTTCTGCTTCGTAAGCTTTATCTTAAGCCAGTAAGAATTGTGGACGATGATGTGGAGACCCGTGTCAGAGTAAATCGCATCCATCGTGCGAATCAGAATATTGCATATGATCTTATCTGCTCTACTGGAAGGGCGATACGGTATCGTGCAGCAACGCCGCCGCCGATTCGACGTATCCTAGAGGTGGGAGCACCTTCTGATATTTCTAGGCCTACCACTGGATTCTCTTCATATGTGTCTCCGCCTGCTACTCCTCTTATTGGCAGGGTCACAGATAAAAATACGCTTAATATCCCTCCTCATGCAATTGCTGCTATTGTTCGCGGCCTTGTGAGTGAGAATAAGGGGTGTTCTATTACAACGTCCCTCTTTTCAGAGATTTCTACGATTGGAATCACTCCCTGCTTTCATTGCTTTGACGGTGAAGCACTTGAGAAGTGGATCAGCAAGAGTCCGAGCTGTCCAGAGTGTAGATCAGAAGTTAAAACTATCAATAAATATTCTCAGTCGGTTTTGCCTGCGGTTTAATATAGAGATTTAGTTCTTTGTAATATAGAAATGCTAGGAATTATCTTAACCTATTTTTCTTTTCCAGAGATGCTGCCTTATCAGTTATCTAATTTTAAGAAATATGTGAAGACAACCTATACTGTCTATATAATAGATGATAGTGATACTGGTTTGCCTGAATTAAATATCGAGGGTGTTCTCTATTTTAGAAATACAACACATAAGATTGGGGCTTCTGCTTCTATAAGACATCAAGATGCTGTAAATTTCGGCCTCAAAAAAGCAGCAGACACATGCAGCTCGTTTCTTATTTTTGATAATGATATGATCTTTCTGAATGAATTTATTCCTCCCAAAGTATCCTATTATCGTCCACAGTTTAGAGGAAAGATGGAATATAGTTGGTTGAATCTTCTATATTTAAGAAAGATACATAGGTTTGATTTTAAGAACTGTAGTGTAACAGGTGAAAGGTCTGATTCAGGTGGGAACTTTGTAGGAGAAAAGAAGATAATAGATATCTGTAATCATGGCTCTGTTAAAATAGAGAATGATTATATGAAAGAATACATCTTAGAGTATAACGAGTTATGTAAAAAGTATGATGTTCCTATCTGGTATGATATATTAGATGTAAATAGCTGCATTGTCTTTCATTTCTGCGCTCTCTCTAATTGGAAAAAATGGGGGGAAGACTTTCAAATACATAAAAAACGTCTAATATTCAAATATCTGTAAAAATGAATGCTATCTAATTCAGATATCTGGAGAATGGGTTTTAAGATATATGTAATCTGCTGGAAAGATACAAAAGAGATTATCTATGTTGGAATGACATCTGTATCTCTTTCAGATAGATGGTGGTGGCATACTCATCACTCTTCACAATATGTAAAGA